AGAGATCTTCCCGCGTGCTTACGAATATATGCGCCAGTATTGGCCGAATCAGACCGTCACTGGGACGCCGCGATTCTATGCTGACTATGACTATCAGCATTGGTTCTTTGCACCCACGCCGTCTGATGATTTCCCTTACGAGCTGATTTATTATGAACTACCACCGCTTCTTGGCGATGACGTTCAGACGAACTGGTTTACGGAATACGCGCCAAACGCGCTGCTATATGCCTCGCTTATGGAGGCTGCGCCGTTCCTGAAGAACGAAGAAATCATTCCAATTTGGCAGGCATTTTATGACCGTGCCGTCGCGGCACTTAACGGCGAAGACATCCGCCAGATTGTTGATCGCGGTATTGTTCGCAGGGAGGACTAATAGTGCCTAGTTTTACAAATACCTTTGGTGGCACAGTCGTCTATCCGGCTGATGTAAGCTATCGCGCTGTTGCTCTGACGGCGAACGTCACGCTGACATGGCCGACTGAGCTTGCGACCAACACAAACGTCGTATCGTCCATCATGGATGTCACACCGTCTGGCGCTGGCTTTACAATCCGTATGCCTGACGCAACTCAGGCGAGTGTCGGCCAGACCGCCCTGTTCTTCAACGTCGGCGCTTCTTCGTTCACAGTCGCTGACAACAGCGGCAACACGATTCAGACGATTGCCTCAGGTCAGGCATGGCAGATCTATCTCACGGACAACACAACCGTTAACGGTACGTGGCGTCCTATTCAGTATGGCGCTGGCACGTCTTCTGCATCCGCAAGCGCGCTGGCTGGCGCAGGCCTCAAGGCGATTACCACGACGCTGAATCAGGCGGCTCCAACAACATTGCTCTCGGCTAACTACACGCTCACATCCGTTGACCGTGCCCGTGTAATCGTCTGGAATGGCGGCGCTGGCACGTTCACGCTGCCGTCCGCTGCGACCGCTGGCAATGATTGGTTCTTTGACGCACGCAACTCAGGTACTGGTGGCCTCACGATTCAGCCTGCCGGCGGTGAGCTGATCAACGGTCAGGCCAATTTAGTATTTAATCCCGGCGATAGCGCACGCATCATCACTGACGGGATTAACTTCTACACGATTGGCTATGGTCAGAGCGCGACGTTCTCGTTCGATTATGTATCGATCAGCCTGACTGGCCAGCCCAGCCCGTACACGCTGTCTGGCACGAACCTGAACCGCATCGCCTATCAGTTCAGCGGCATCTTGACCGCGAACATGGAGATCATTGTTCCCAACACGATCCAGCAATACTGGATTCGGAACACTACGACCGGCAGCTACACTCTAACCGTGAAGACCTCCGGTGGAACGGGCGTTATCATTGTTCAGAACGGGGCATCTATCCTGTACTGCGACGGCACGAACGTCGTTCAGGCAGAGACTGCAAACCTCAGCGTCCCTGTCGCTATAGCTCAGGGTGGTACAGGTGCAACAACGGCTGGAACTGCTCTGGTCAATCTTGGCGGAACATCGCTTGGTATCGGCATCTTTACCGCCACGAACGGCGCTACGGCACGCGCTTCTATTGGTGCGGCGGCATCTGGCGCGAACTCCGACATTACATCCCTGTCGGGCCTCACGACGCCTCTGAGTGTACCTCAGGGGGGCACTGGTCTTACAACAACCCCTTCTGATGGTCGTTTGCTTATTGGTAACGGCACTAACTATACACTCGCAAATTTAACAGCAGGCGCTGGCATTAACATCACGAATGGCGCTGGCTCGATAACAATCGATAGTACGGGTGTTACGGCTTATCCCGGCGCTGGTATTCCAGTCAGCACTGGAAGTGCGTGGGGCACGTCATACGCCACCAGCGGCACTGGTACTACGATTGCGCTTTCAGCCAGTCCCGCCCTTACTGGCACGCCGACCGCACCGACGGCAGCTGCTGGTACGAACACGACTCAGATTGCGACGACGGCATATGTCGTCGGAACAGCCTTCTCCTCTGCGCTTCCGGGTCAGGGCGGTAACGCCGGGAAGTTTGTTACCACTGACGGCACGACAGCCAGCTGGAGCTTCGTCCCGCTCACGTCTGGCGTGTCCGGCATACTTCCTGTCGCGAACGGAGGCACGGGGGCTTCGACTGCGGGCGCTGCGCTTACATCCCTTGGTGCGACCACAATAGGTGGGAATATCTTCACGTTAACTAACCCAAGTGCAGTTACGTTCCCACAATTTAACGCTGACAATACTGTTTCCGCTTTGGATGCAGCGACATTCCGCGCAGCAATCGGTGCTGGAACTAGCTCTTCTACAGGGACAGTCACATCAGTATCTGGCACTGGCACAGTCAACGGCATTACGCTTACAGGTACTGTAACCACGTCTGGTTCACTGACCCTTGGCGGCACTCTTTCTGGTGTTGATCTCACAACACAGGTCACAGGCATCCTGCCTGTAGCTAATGGTGGTACTGGCGCATCTACTTTGACGGCAAATAATGTTCTCTTAGGTAACGACACCAGTGCGGTTCAGGTAGTTGCTCCGGGGGCTTCTGGGAACTTGCTGACAAGCAACGGCACGACATGGACATCCGCAGCGGCTCCATCGAGCGCGGTGCAATACCCACAAAACAGCCAGTCAGCCAACTATACGCTGGTTCTGGGCGATGCGGGTAAGCAGATATTTCACCCTGCGTCGGACCTTGTTTCGCGTACATACACCATTCCGTCTAATGCCAGTGTTGCGTTTCCGATTGGAACCGTTGTGTTGTTTACGGTGGAAAATGGCGGCGCTTCGATTAGCGTGGCGATCAATAGCGATACGTTGGTACTCGGTTCCGGCGTTACGGGTACTGCGCCGGTATCGCCTAACAACACGCTGATGGCTATCAAAGTCACCGCGACGAAATGGATGGCGAACTATTTAACTCAAGATGTTCCTATTGCGCCGTATGTGTTTGCCGTAGCACACGCTGATGCTGGCATATACCAAGCTGCTTATCCTTTCACCAGCGGCGTTGGATTTGGGACTAGGTACGCTAATCCAGCTACCACAATAAGCGGCGCAGCACTCTCTATTGATTTTGCACCCAGCGGTAACGCGGTAGCTTTTGGAACCAATACAAGCCCTTACTTGGACGTGTATAGATGGAGCGGAAATGGGTATGGCACTAGATACTCAGACCCCGCAGTGCTACCCCCTTTTAATTGTGTTTCCGTCGCTTTTTCTTCTCAAGGGAATGCTATCGCAACGGCAAACAGCACAGCTAGCCCTCTGATTAATGCTTGGCAGTGGGACAGCCAGACTGGATTTGGCACTAAATATAGCAACCCAGCAACGGCTCCTTTTACCGCCACCCGTGCGATAGTCTTCCACCCTTCAGATACTGCTGTCGCTGTATCTAACAGCAATTCACCATTCATAAATGCTTATGCTTGGACCAGTGCTTCAGGCTTTGGCACTAAATTCGCCAACCCAGCAACTCTGCCTGCTGGTGGTCCGCAAAGTGGGACGCCAAAAAGCATTGCCTTTAGTCCTGCCGGTGACGCGGTTGCAATCGCGCACACGACAACTCCGTTTGTAACGGTGTATCCTTGGTCTGGATCAGGGTTTGGCACTAAGTTCGCCAACCCAGCAACTTTGCCAGTATCAAACGGCTTTGGCGTAGCGTTTTCGCCAGCGGGCGACGCTATAGCGGTAACAAATGGCGGCTCTCCTGCGGTCACTGCCTATCCTTGGAACGGTTCTGGTTTCGGCACAAAATACTCTAACCCAGCAACGCTTCCAACAGGATCATACTCACCTGCCTTTTCACCAAATGGAGACACTTTAGCGGTAGGTGATGTTGGTTCGCCTTTTATTCGCGCTTACCCTTTTAATAGCGCAACTGGTTTTGGGACCATATACGCTGACCCGGCTACTCTACCAACTGCAGCCGCCAACGACATATCATCCACATACAACTTCTAAGGCATCAAATGATTTACACTCAACTCAGCGACGATTACAAATATGACGTACTTGCGGACGCTATGTACGCCCGTGAGGTTGAGCATTTCCATTACGACTTTGACCGCAAAAACTTTGAGTATCTTTTGGCAAACGCTACGGATAACGAGTTTGCGGCGAACGTAGCAGAACGCCTCGACACCACACGCAAGCAGATGGGTAACGTGGTTTCTATCATGGCTGCATTACGAGAGCAGATCGACAATCAAGCCGCTTATGACGCAGCCGTCATTCGCGTAACTGCCAAGCGGGAAGCAAAGGAAGCAGAATAATGTGGTATGTCCAAGCCCAAGGCGACACTTTCATACGGCACATCTTTGATGCAGAGCCGACGCAGTGGGACGCGGATAACTATTGTTACGCCCGCCGGCTGACCGACGAGCAGGCAGCGCATTTCGGCGTACACAAGAAGCAGATCGTCACGCCACCTTACTTTGACCCCGCGACGCAAGTGCGCGAGGAAGGCCCAGCACTGTTGATCGATGGCATCTGGACCCAGAACTACATGGTGACAGACCTAGACGCAGACGCATCGGCGGCAAAGGTCGGTGCGCAATGGGCTGTGATCCGCGCTGAACGTAACAAGCTACTGGCAGCCTGCGATTGGACACAGCTACCTGATGCCCCAGTAAACGCCGCTTCATGGGCTACATACCGCCAAGCGTTGCGCGACATAACCACGCAAGCTAATCCGTTTAACATCGTATGGCCTGAAGCGATCATCTAATGACGCTCATCCCTGTCAACGTCAAATCAGAAGCTGGCATCAAGCGCGATGGCACGAAGTTCGAAGGGAACTTCTACGTTGACGGACAGTGGGTTCGGTTTCAGCGCGGGCTTCCGCGTAAGATCGGTGGGTATCGGCAGATCACGAACTTCGTCGAAGGCGTTGTCAATCAGTTCCACCTGCAGTCTCTGAACAACTTCACCTACACCCATATGGGCTATGGTGAGGGCCTGCAGCGCATGACAATCGATGTCACGGGCAGTACAAGCTCTTTGGTTTCACGCGCACCTACGACGTACACAGGCGGCCCAGAATTCATGTGGCAGTTCGACGCGCTCTATGACGGCGCTGGTAGCTCAACTGTTCTTATCGCACACGCTACAGATGCTGCGCTGGATATTTCTACCGGCACAGATTACCCCGCCTATCTCGGCGACATATATGCCACGACGCCCTTGACGCCAATCCCGACAGCTGGCGTGAGCGGTGGGGTTGTGGTGCTGCACCCGTATCTGTTTCTGTTTTCCCAGAACGGATACGTGAAGTGGTCGGATGCAAACGATCCCACGAACTTTACGACCGGCGACGCGGGTGATGCGTTCATTGCATCCTCGAAGATTGTGCGCGGGCTTCCGCTGCGTGGCGGTGGTCAGAACCCTGCCGGCCTTTTCTGGACGCTCGATAGCCTTATCCGAACCTACTACACGGGTGGCACGGATGTGTTCGCGTTCGATACGATCAGCTCATCATCGTCGATCATCGCGGCCAATAGCGTCATCGAGTATGACGGGATTTACTTCTGGGTCGGTGATGGCCGGTTCATGATGTACAACGGTGTCGTTCGCGAAGTGCCGAACAGCCTGAACATCAACTATTTCTTCGATGGCCTGAACCGCCCGTATGCGAATAAGATCTTCGCCTATAAGGTTCCGCGATTCGGCGAGATCTGGTGGTGCTATCCGCGTGGCGATGCGACTGAATGCACGCACGCTGTAATCTATAACTTCCGTGAGCAGACATGGTACGACACGGAGCTGCCGAATTTGGGTCGTTCTGCTGGCATCTATGCTGGTTCTCTGAACCGTCCGATTCTTGCTGGCGTCAACCCAATAAGTCCCGGCGTTCCTGACATCCGCATAACGGAAGGTAGTGATACGCGCATTACTGAAAGCGAAGCAATTCGCGTCGTCAGCAATGGCCCGGATCGCTACCGCATTTGGCAGCATGAGTTTGGTGTGGACGAGATTGATGGCGCGCAGATCAATGCGGTCGAGAGTTATTTCGAGACGGGTGATATATCGTTGCTCACTAGCGATAATCCGCGCAACCGCTCCATTCACGTTGAGATGATTGAGCCTGACTTCGTGCAGCAGGGCGACATGACCGCGCAGATCACCGGCAGAATCAACGCTCGTGCGCCTGAAGTCTTCGGCCCACTGCATACATTCCCGGCTGTGGCGAATGAGAAGTATGAGCAGCAGGTGTTCTTTAAGGAGCAGCGGCGTGAGCTTCGCTTTAAGTTCAGTTCGAACACGGTCGGCGGGGACTATCAGATGGGTAATATCATAGTCCACATCGAAGCTGCCGATGGCAGATACCAGTCATGATTGGCGTCGATCCTCGCGGAATTGACAGCTTTATTGATTGGGCTGATTATATGTATCCTGATCTTGAGCAGTATGGCACTGTCGTTAAGATGATGCCCGGCGGAAACTGGCAGGATTGGGCGGCTGGCTTGCTGGCTGTAAACAAAATAGCTGAGAGTAGCGCCCCTAATCCATATCAGTTTGATGACTGGAAACTTTGGGCAATGCGGTTTATACAGACGCTGAATAGCGGCGGGAGTGGTTCGTAATGTTTGAAGATTATTACCTTGACGATCCATACATGCAGCAGTCTTTGATTGACGCTGGGTATTACACGACATCTGACGGGCCCATGACAACTGAAGCCGAGACCGTATCAGGTATCGGTTCTCCTGCTGCTACCACTGCGGCTACTAATCCTGCTGCTACTACGGCTGCTACCACTGCGGCAACTACGGCTAATACCACTGCTACTACTAATCCTGCTGCGACATCTGGTAGTCAAAATTTGACATCCGAGCAGCTTGCGGACCGGAGGGCTCAGGCAAATACGCTTCCTCGCGGAACCTATTTTTTAGCACCTACTGGTGGCAGTGGTGAGACAACTGGCTTTGAAACTGCCGGCCAACAGAGCAACTCCTTCCAATACCGAGGCGGCCCTGTTCGTGTTGTAGACTTCAATGGTAATGTCCTGTTCAGCGGGGAAGGCGCCGAAGGCGCTGTGGCAGCAGCTCGGTTTGCACAGAACCTAAGTAATACTCAAGGTTCAAATGCCTCATGGATTATTGAAGAAGGTGAGCGGACGATTAACCCAGACGGTTCCGTGGGGCCTATGCGCTGGATTTCAGGGCCATCCACCCGTTCCGCAGGCATGGGCACCTTTGGTGACTTAGTTGCATTCCTTCTGCCGATTGCCGTTGCAATTGCCGCCGGCCCCTTGGGTCTCGCCGCACAAGTTGCTATGGCTGCTGGCGCAGGCGCTGTTGGTGCCGTCGTGTCAGGCAATGACCCGCTCATGGGAGCTTTAATTGCTGGGGCAAGCGCGGGCATAATGAACGTATCTGGCGCTAACGAGGCCATAAGCGGTATCATTAGGGACGCGAGTAATGCGATTACAAGTAGCTTGGCACAGGAAGGTATAAGGGCAGGCGTTGAAGAGGCTACTGAACAGATTGTTGTCAGTGGCCTAACTACACTTGCTCAAAACGTGGGCACTGCCGCAGGCACTGCTGTAAGCAACGCTTTGTTGTCTGAAGCCGTGACTAGTGGAGCTGAAGCCGCGACTAGTGGAGCTGAAGCCGCGACTAGTGGAGCTGGTGAGGCTACTGAACAGATTGTTGTCAGCGGCCTCACTGAACTTGCTCAAAACGCAGGTACTGTCGCAGGCAACACCTTATTGTCTGAGGGTATTGCAAACCTTGATAACTTAGTGAATTCGACTGAATTACAACAGGCGGCGGATGCGGAGGCGGCGCGTGATTCTAACGAAGACATAGTTGTTAATGCTAGAGATAATCTTACTGATGTGGTCTCTGGAATTAGTACCGGCGGTACTACGCTGCTTGATAACTATGTGAATTCGGCTGAACTTGAGGACGCAATTGAGGAAGAGAGAAACCGCGAGGACGACGAAAGATCCACGCTAGATACACTAAGGGACGCAGCTCAGGTGGCCGCCGCTGCAGCTACGGTTGGTGGAGTTTTGGCAGACACCGTAGGCGGCAGCAATAACAGCGGGACGAGCACCACAGACACCAGCGGCTTAACCCTCACGACAGGCACGCTTAGGCCCACGATCCCCGGTGGCACTGGCGGTACTGGCGGAATCGGTGGTACTGGCGGGACCTATCCTTATACGCCGCAGACTTATGGACGACGCGGTGGAGATCAAGAGACAGAGTATCTGTTCTTTACGAGAGACCCTGTGACGGGCCAAGGATCAGTACAGAGTGGAGTTCCAGTTACAACTACTGGTACCGCTACTGGTGCCACTACTGGCACCACTGGTGTTACCGGCAGAAAAGAAGGCGGCGAAGTCGATGATGATATGGTAAGGCATCTCGTCGAGTATCATAAGAATGGCGGTCATCAGGGCCCCGGACAGGTAAAGGGTATCGGCAGCGGTCAGGACGATAAGATCCCGGCGTGGCTGTCCGATGGCGAATATGTCTGGAGCGCACAGGATGTTGCTGATCTTGGTGATGGATCGACTGATGAAGGCGTGCGCCGTCTTGACAAAATGCGCCAGATGGTGCGTCGTCAAGCTGGGCGCAAAGACGTAAAAAAGATTGCAAAACCCCAGAAGGGTATAGATAGAATGCTTAAAGCTGTTGGAGGACTGGCATAATGGCTGTCACACAAACCGTCACCGAGACCAAGCTACCCCAATGGCTTGTCGATGCCTATACCAAGAGCATTGAAAGGGGCTATGAGGCTACGACTTCGCCTTATCAGCCCTATACTGGTGGCCCTCGCCTTGCTGCTATCTCCCCACAGGAGCAGCAAGCCTACGATATGACATCCCGGAACGTCGGAAACTTCCGGCCTTACACGCAGGTTGCTGGTAATTACATTGCAGGCGGGACGCAATCATTCACTAATCCGGGCGTCGCATCTCAGTATATGAACCCATACGTTCAGAACGTCGTCTCTGGGATTGGTTCCGCAGCTGGTCGCAACCTGTATGAGAATCTTCTTCCTCAGGTGAACCGCACGTTTGTTGGCGGCGGCACGTTTGGTGGTAGCCGGAGCGCTGAGTTCACGGCTCGTGCGGTGCGCGATGCCAACGCTGCGGCTCTCTCGGCTCAGAATGAAGCTCTGCAGAAGGGCTATGAAAGCGGCATGGGTCAGTTTAATACTGAAGCTGGACGCTATCTCACGGCAGCTGAGCGGGCGCAGAGCCTTGGTGGCGACGTTCAGAGATTGGCTGGAACTGAAACTGCTGCGCTTGAAGCTGCTGGTCGCGCACAGCGTGGGTTCGAGCAGGAGTCGCTTGACCTAGCGAAATCTGATTTCGAAAACCAGCGCGACTATGATTACAATCAAGCTATGCGCTTTCGAGATTTTGTTGGCACGCCCAGCGCAAGCGGCACTGGCACTGCTACTACGCAGGCTCCCGGTCCGAATAGGACGGCGCAGACACTCGGTGCCGTTGCTACCGCCGCCGGCGCTCTTGGAAACATCTTCGGTAGGAAGGACGGTGGCCCAATCACCGCCGACGGCAAGCGTAACATCAAGCACCCAATGCACGGGCTTGGATGGCTGAAGGATAAATAATATGGCGATGACAATCCAACAGGCGCAAATGAGAGCGTTGCAGTTGCGGTCACAGAGGCCTGAACTGCAGAACATGGCTGTTGAGGATTTGGTCTCGCAGATCATGGCAACTGAAGGTGCAGGCGCTCCGGGCGCTGGCAATAGTCTTGCGAATATATTCCAACCAAAGACGCTAACCCCATCATCTCCTGCGCCTATGAAAGCCGCTCTGCTAAAGGCTCCAAAGCCTACTGCTGAGATTGTTCCGGGTGTAGATGTTGGTTCTTTCCGGCGGGCACAGGAAGTTCGTGAGCGCACAGAGCGTGGCCCAACCCCCGATGAGAGAGCAGCTGCTAACGCACGGGTGCAGTCGCTCATTGCTGAATTGCCTACAGGTACCGAAGAGCGTGTGCCTGCTGTGGCTGCCGCTGCTCCTGCCGCTGCTCCTGCGGCTGCTCCTGCGGGGGTGGCTTCAGAGGCTGCGCCAAAGGCGCAATATAAATCCCGCTTCCGTCCCCTGCTTGAGCAGGCAGAAGCAGACCTTCAGCAGATGAATGAACAGTTGGCGCTGACTGTAACGCAGGATGGGAAGCCTGATCCTGAACTGTCCTATAACTTAAAAATAAAATCTGGCGAAGTTTCTCGGCTGAAGGGTATGGTTGCGGCTGAAGAGGGTGCGGTTGTAGATGCTGAACGCGCAGCCCTATTGGAGCGTCAGGCGGCGCGCCTTGGCCGTGAAGAAGAGCTTATTGAGAAGACGCGCAAGCGCGCTCCGTTTGATGCACTGATTGCTGGCGGCGCTGCACTCGCAGGTGCGAAGCCCGGTGAGAGCTTCTCCTCTGCCTTGGCTCGTGGCCTAGCGGCTGGATCTGAAAAATATACAGGCGCTCGTGATGCGCGTGAAGCGGCGCTTCGTGGCATTGAAGAGAAGCGTGATACGTTTGCCACGCAGAGGATGGATGCGCTCGACAGCGCCCGTAATAAAGCGATTGAACTGGCAAATGCTGGAGTCGCGCTGACTAAAGAAGAGATGGCGTTGGTCAACTCAAGGGGCGAAGGCAGCCTCGCTGAGACTCTTCGTCCGCTTAAAATCAGCGCCGCCGAATCAGAGGCGAAGACAGCTAAAGTTTCGGCTGATTACGCAGAGCGTAATGCTATAGCTGATTTGGCTTACAGAGATGCTCAAACGAAAAGTGCATTAAGACCGCCGTCTACTGGGACTGGCGGAAGTGCAGGGAATAAGCCAAGCGCCACCGTTTATAATGCTATTTCGAGTCAGGTTAATCTGCTTCGTAAGGCCATCAATGATCCGTTTGTATCGGCAGCAGATAAGGCTGCTTACAGGGCTCAATTGGCTCAGAAGCAAGAAGAGCTGGCGTACTACGGTAGGTTGCTTGGCATCGGCGCTCCGGCGGCAGCTGCTCCGGCAAAACCAGCAGGTAGAATTGTTTCTTCTACACCAATCAAATAATATGATAGGAGTGCCTCATGGCAAACTATCGGTATACATATGAATATGGCGGAAGACGCTACGAAATCGAAGCTCCTAAAGGGGCTACGGCTGCAGATCTTCAGGCAATCGTTGACGGATCTGGCCGAGCAGCGGCTCCCGCGCCTGCTGCAGCTAAGCCTAAGCCGAAAAAGAAAGAAGACGAGTCGTTTCTTAGTGGTGTTATCCCGACGCTGAAGGCCGCAACTGGCGACATCGTTACGCTTGGCGGCAGAGCATTGGAGGTTTTTTCCCGCGCTCCATTTATTAGCTCCACCGGTCTATTGCAGGGAGTATCTCCAAAGCCTAGCGACAACATTCTAAGGCGGGCTGTTGAGAGTGCGGGGGCTTCGGCACGAAGCACTGGTCAGGGGATCACAAAGAGAGCTATTGCTGAGCTACCTGAAGCAAGTGTCGAAGATCGCCTCAGGCAGAAGGCTGAAGTGGCTAATGCAACGCCGGGCATTGGGTCTGATATTTTTTATAGAATCAGTAAATCACTTGCAACCCCAAGCCCGAATCCTACGTTACTAGATTACGGCATTAGCACCTTGGCGCGTAACTTACTTCCTCAAACCCCAGAGCGCGCCGCTCGTGAACTAGCAAAGGTTCAGGCACCATTTGGAACGTCGCGAGGTGCTGCTGAGTTTATTGCTAGTCAGGTTCCTGCCTCTCTTATCCCTCTTGGCGGTGGTAAAATTGCGCAAGTTGGAGGCCGTGCGATACTACCGCGTCTAGGAGTTGAGGTTTCAGAAGAGGCTCTTAAAAAGGCAGTTGGACGAGGTGTTGTCACTGCTGGCGGCGGAATAAATGCGGCTAGTGCGGGCAACCAAGCCTATGAAGATGTGATTAATGCAGGCGGAACTAAGGAAGAGGCCGACCGCGCATTCAAGATAGCGTTCGCTGGTGCTGCTGCCGTGTCTGGTGCTGCAGCGCGGATGCCGGGCCTTGAGCAGCGAGTATTCTCTGGGGAGCCAACCAAGGGCGGCATCCTTCGCTCGGCTGGTCGCGCAGCTATTGGCGAAGCTCCGCAAGAGTTTGTTGAAGAAGGCGGCGCTACGCTGGCAACAAACGTCGCCAAGCTCGGAACCGAAGCGGAAGTGCCTATCGGCGAAGACGTTCTGTCTTCCGGCGCTATGGGTGCAATCGGCGGCGCGACAATCGCTGCCCCTATCGGCGGCCTTCAGGGTGCGTTCTCTGGTCGCGACGCGGGGCCAACCGCTCCAACGTCCGGTGCTGCACGCCAACCAAGAACACCTCCGCCACCTCCGCCACCACCAGCAGACATGGGCGTTCTTGCTGAAGCTCTTGGCCCAGTCGGCGGCAAGGTCATTCTTCAGGAACCAACCGGGCCACAGGAATACACGTTCGAGGGCTTCGACGAAGACGGCAGCGTTGTCCTGTCGGATGCGGATGGCGTGCTATTCTCCGAAGATCCTGATCAGATTCAGGCCGCAATTAAGGCCGGTGTTGCTGAGCCAGAAAGCGGCTTGGGTGGCATGGCCTTTGGCATGGATATTACTGAGGGTCTGGGTGATGTGACTGCTCCACCGCCTCCACCTCCGCCGCCTACCACTGGAATAGGATCTGAGCCGAAGCCGAAGTTTACCATTGAAACGGCGCAAGAAGAAGCGGCGCGGGAAGCTAAGGCCGCAATCAAGTCTGGCGCTGTGGCCCCGCCGGTATTCTCTCCGGATGTGGCCCCACCAATATTTTCACCGCCTGCTGGGAAGCCGAAGTTTACCATTGAGATACCGCCGCCGGAGCCACGGAATACAGAAGGTAAGTCTCAGGTTGGTAAGGTAATCTTCGACCAAGAAAATGGCGTCGGTCAGGTTCCGTTGAACCAGAGCGTGAATTATCGTGGCTTCACCGCCATGATGCGTCCATCAAAGTTCCTTGAATTGGCGGCTGATCTTGAAGCGCCAAAGAAGTCGAGCGTGGAATATATCCGGAAGGCTATCGATCAAGGCAAAGGCGTTGGCTCTCCATTCCTGAATCTGGATTTTGAAACAGGTAAGGTTGATAGCCACGATGGTCGCCACCGGATGCTCGCTATTCTAGAAAAGAACGGCGACGCTCCTGTCCCGGTTCACATCTTTGGTAAAGGTGAACAGCGCGCAAGGTCGCTCGATGAGGGCAAGATCAACTCGTTTGCTTCGAGCATGACTGGTGAAGACGGTAGGCAGTCTTCGGACAATTTCTCAGAAGCGTTTCTGGATGAAGTGTCAGTTCCTGTTTCTGCAGCAGCACCTGTACAAGAACCTGTACAAGAACCTGTCGCCGAAGAACCTGAGCTTCCGCCTCCACCACCAGAGCGCGTCCGCACCGTCACCACCCCCGGCGGCTCTAAGATAAACACCGCCTTCGAGGTCGTGGATGCCAAGGATCTCACGGCAGCTACGGGCGACCTGCAGAACCGCGACCGCAGCCGGTCTTCCACTGACCTGCAGGTTCAGGACATCTTCGCTAAGTTTGACCCTGAGCGCCTTGGTGAGAGCCTTGAGAGCGACCGTGGTTCTCCGATTGTCGGCCCTGATAACACCGTCGAGAGCGGCAACGGTCGCGTCATGGCGATCAATAAGGTGTACAACGAGTCGCCTGAGAAGGCCGACGCCTATCGTAAGTTCATTGAAGGTCAGGGCTTCGACATATCTGGTCTTGATCGTCCAGTTCTGGTGCGTCGCCGGACTGACCGGATGACGCCTGACCAGCGCTCGAAGTTCGTGCGCGAAAGCAACATGGACACGAAGCTGCAGCTGAGCACCAGCGAGAAAGCTCAGACCGACGCGGCATCTTTGACCCCGGATGTTATGGCCCTCATGGCGTCTCCAGACGTTAGCGCCTCAGCCAATCAGGGCTTTGTGCGCGCCTTTCTATCGAAGCTGCCGGCGCAAGAGCAGGCTGCGTTCCTCGATAAAGATGGGCGGCTATCGGCTGACGGCATTCGCCGTCTTCGCACAGCTGTTAAATCAGCGGCATACGGTGATGCCGACCTGATCAACACGCTCGATGAGTCGCAGGACAATAACATCAAGAGCATTGGCGGTGCGCTTGAGGACGTTGCTCCGGCGTGGCGGCGGATGCTCGATGCAATCAAAGAAGGCGAAGTCGAGCCAG